TCTCGTAAATATGCTTTAAATGGTTTATTCTTAATTGATGAAACAGAAAGCGATGCTGACCATGATAATAAAAAAGAGGTTGCCCGTAAACCTGTTTTAAATGCAGATACAGAAGCTTTCGGTAAGGCTGTTGAGTATTTAATGAAAGGTGGTTCAATAGATGCTATAAAGTCAAAATATGAAGTTAGTCAAGAAGTAGAAACTAAACTGATAAAATCAATTTAATGGAAAGCACAATTGAAATATATTCACCTGAATGGTTTATAAATCGTCAGGGCAACTTCACCGGAAGTGAGATTTGGAAGTTAATGACTGAAGCACGTTCTAAAAAGGACGTGCTATCTAAAACAGCAGAAACTTATATTCTCGAAAAAGTATGGGAAAAGTTATCGGGTGAAGTAAAGCAAGGTATAAATAACTTTGCAACTGAATGGGGAAATGATAACGAGCCTATTGCAAAAAAGTTTTATACATCTGTAACTGGCAATGAAGTTAAAGATAGCTTAATGCTTTACTCAAATGAAATACAAGGCTTAACAGGTAGTCCTGATGGCTTAGTAGGTGAAGATGGAATGATTGAAGTTAAATGTCCGTTTAATGGCGCAAATCATTTAAAACATTGCTTTATTACAAACGATGAAACTTTCTTAAGTGAACAGCCTGAATATTATTACCAAATGCAATGCTATATGTTATTATCAGGCAGAAAGTGGTGTGATTTCGTTTCTTTCGATCCTCGTATTATTTCAGACTTAGGATTGTTTATTTATAGAGTAAATGCTAATGAAGAGGTAATCGAAAAAATGACTGAGAAAGTTAAGTTAGCAAGGGAATTATTTAATCAATATTTTGAATCATTTAACGGAAAAAAGTAAAAACAATTAAAAATCAAACAACATGATAAATTTTAAAAAAGAGTTAATAACTCCAACATTAGCAAAACAATTATTAGAAGCTAACATTAACAACAGGCCTTTAAAAGGTTATTTAGTATCGCAATATGCAAATGATATTATTAATAAAAGATGGAAAGATGATACTGCAGAAATGATTAAAATTTCTAAAACAAATATTATATTAGATGGTCAGCATAGATTACATGCTGTAATTAAAGCAAATACTCCTGTTTACTTTTATCTTGCTACAAATCTTGAAGATAATGTATTTGATGTATTAGATACAGGATCAACGAGAAATGCCTGCGATGTATTTAAGATAAATGGTATAACTAGATATAATGCTATCCCATCAATAATATCTTTTTACAACACATTAAAAGAAAATAATAAATTAGGTGCTAGAAAAAAGGTAAGAGGAACAAACGCTGTTCTGTTAGATCAATATATGCAGCAAGATAAATATTGGGATAATGTTGCAAGACTATCTCACAATTGGTATTTATCATTTGCAAAAATATTACCAGGTTCACAGATTGGTGGATTTTATGCATACTTTGAACAATTAAATAGCGAAAAAGCATTTGATTTTATTGATAAGCTATGTACAGGAATGAACATAGATAATGATGTAATTTCTTTATTAAGAAATAAACTATTATCAGATAAAATGTCTTTAAAGAAAATCCCTCCAACATTAAAAATGGCATTTATAATAAAATCATGGAATGCCTATGTCAAAGGCACTAATTTCAAGATTTTAAAGTATGATGCAGCAACTGAAGAATTCCCAACAGCTGTAGGAAATTTATTTTAATGAAGAAAATTAAAGATAAAAAATGTAAGGAGTGCGGTGGAAACTTCACTCCTTTTAAAACCACTCAAGTTGTGTGCGGCGCTAAATGTGCAGCTAAATTAGCAGAAACTAAGGTATGGAAGGAAAAGAAAAAGGTAATGATTGAGAATACCAGAACTCGCACAGAATGGCTCGGAATATTGCAAGTTGTATTTAATAAATTTATTCGTGAAAGGGACAAACATAAACCTTGTATTTCATGCGATAAACCATTAATAAACAAGTACGATTCTGGACATTACTTTTCTGTAGGCAGTTATCCTAATTTGAGGTTTAATGAAAATAATGCGCATGGTCAATGTGTATTCTGCAATCAACACAAACATGGTAATCATATTGAATACGGAATAAGGCTAAAAGATAGGATAGGAGAATACAACTACAATAAACTATTTAATGCAAGGGGTGATACTTTAAAACTAACATTAGATGAAATTAAAGAATTAATTAAAATTTACAAAACAAAAATCAAAGAACATGGAAAAAGCACTAACAACTGAACAAGCAAAAGTAGAATTTGAATCACATCTTCTAATTGGTTTATTCAAATCAACAGTTGAACAATCAACACAATTAACTGGAAAATTCAAACATAAAATGAAAGCTGATTTTAATCTATGGCAAAAACAAGGCTTTAAAATAGTTGAAGAACTTGAAAAAAGAAACATAACAGACGTTGAGTATTTAGACAAAATAGGTGATATTTACCATACTATGAACTCAACAATGCGTGAAGAATTTTACAAAGGTTTGGAAAGTTAAATAATTTTTGTATATTTGTACCTGATGAGTCGTGGCATCAATAAAATTTTATTTATCCCATTGGTGAGTAGAGACCACGACCTCGAAAGCCGATGGGTTTTTTATTTATAGTTATTGGTTATCTTAAAACCATTAAAAAATATGGAACGAACAAAAATAATTTTTTGCTCTGCTGAAAATTCAAACTGCGAGCATGATTTAGAAGCATTTTATAATGCAAATGGAAATTTAACAATTTCAATTAAAGACCCAAAAGACAATAGTGGTTATTATTTTATGCACATTGAGTTAGATAGATTAACTGCTATTAAGTTTGTAAAACATTTAAAGAGAGAAATTTCTTATATGGGAAGTGAGGTTAACAATGGCTAAAGAATTACCTTACTTTAAATTTGAACCTAATGAATGGGAAAATGGAAATATACAGATTTTTACTCATCAAGAAAAAGGGGTTTTTATAGATCTTTGTTCAATGTATTGGTCAAGACTTGGAGATGTATCTTATAAATTAGCAGTTCAAAAAATATGCGGTGGCAATGCGAACGCATTAGATTCGCTTTATGAAAATAAGATATTTGAAATAATTGATGGAAATATTTATATAAAATTCTTATCTGAGCAATTAAATGAATTTGAAAATACAAGTGAAAGAAATAGTAAAATAGCTAAAGAAGGTTGGGAAAAAAGGCGTAAACAAAAGGAATTAAGCGAAAGCAATGCGAACGCATTACGAACGCAAAGCGAAAGCAATGCCATAAGAGAAGAGAAGATAAGAGAAGATAAGATAATAAATATAGATGATATTTATGATTATTTTGAATCTAACGGATATAAAAAAGATGTTGCAGAAAAATTTTATAATTATTACAATTTATCAGACTGGAAAGATTCAAATGGTAAAAAAGTAAAAAATTGGAAACAGAAAGCACAATCTGTATGGTTTAAAGATGAAAATAAAATAGGTAAAAATAAATATGATCCCACTAACCCTAATCAAATGATATACTAATGACTTATTCAGATTACAACATAATAATTCCAAACGGAAAATATACAGGTCAGGTTTATACAACTTGTCCTAAATGTAGCCATGAGCGTAAAAAGAAAACTGATAAATGTTTAGGAGTTAATTTAGATAAACAAGTTTGGCATTGTAACCATTGCAATTATAAAGGATGGTTACCTAAGCAAATTCAAATTGATGAAAAAGTCTACGTTAAACCTGAATGGAAAAACAAAACAGAATTATCAGACAAAGCAATTAAGTGGTTTGAAAAAAGAGGAATTGACCAGCAGACTTTAATAACTTGGAAAATTACCGAAGGTTTAGAGTGGATGCCTCAAACTCAAAAAGAAGAAAATACAATTCACTTTAATTACTTTGATGAAAATAATGAATTGATAAATGTTAAATATAGGGATGGCAGAAAGTCTTTTAAACTCCATAAAGATTCTAAACTTATATTTTATGGTTTAAACTTATTTAAATTCGATTTAAACGCTTTTTTAGTAGAAGGTGAGATTGACGCACTTTCAATGTATAAAAGTGGCTATAAAAACGTTTTAAGCGTTCCTAATGGCGCAAATGTTTCTAATAACAATCTTCAATACTTTGATTACATTTCTGAAAGATTTAACGAAACTCCTGTAATTTATCTTTGTTTTGATAATGATAATGCTGGCAGACAATTAACAGAAGAGTTTGCAACAAGATTAGGTAAAGAAAAATGTAAGTTAGTTATTTTTAAAGATTGTAAAGATGCAAATGAATGTTTAATTAAATACGGGATACAAGGTATAATTGAATCAATACAGGATGCAAAAGATTATCCACTTGAAGGTGTGTTTACTATTCAAGACATGGAAAATGAAATCTTTGATTTATATGAAAACGGATTAGATAGGGGTGTTAATGTAGGGTTTGAAAAATTTGATAGGCTTCTAACTTTTGTAAAAGGTTACATTACAACAATTACAGGAATACCTGGCCATGGAAAATCTGATTTTTTAGATGAAATTGTTATTCGATTAATGTTAGGCCATGGATGGAAAACAGCTTTTTTCTCACCTGAAAATAAACCAACAAAACTTCATTTCAGTAAAATAGCAAGAAAGATAATTGGAAAAAGTTGGGATTCACAATACAGAAATAGAATGAATCAACTTGAAGTAAAAATCTGCATGAAGGCAATGAATGAAAAAATATGGTTTATTAAGCCTGAAAAAGATTTTACACTTGAAAGTATTTTAGAACATATTAAAAATTTAAAGATTAGATACGGATTAGATGCGATTGTAATTGATGCTTGGAATAAATTAGAACACAAATACAATCAAAGTGAAACTAAATATATTGGAGAAAGTTTAGAAAAAATATCTGTATTTTGTGAACAATATAATTTACATTGTTTTTTAGTTGCACATCCAAGAAAAATAAATAAGGATAAACAAAGCGGAAAATATGAAATACCTAACCTTTATGATATTGCAGGGAGTTCAAACTTTTACAATAAAACAGATAACGGAATTTCAGTTTACCGAACAGGAGAAAATAAAACATTTGTTTACGTTCAGAAAGTTAAATTTTCACATTGGGGAACTATTGGACATTCAGAATACACTTATGATTTAAGTTCAGGAAGATATATTGAAGATGGGACATTCCATACAGCAGATAGTTGGGTAACAGTTGAACAGGCAACAATGGAAGAAAATAAAGAATTTTTAAACGAAAAAGATCCTTTTTAAAACTAAAGCAACAAGGTAAAACATTTGATAATTTAAAAAGAATATGATGTTATGAATATAACGGCTGAGTATTGGCGAAGTGCAAGGATTAGAATTACAAATTTTAAAATAACCACTAAAGATGACTAGAAATACAAATGTTCAAATAACCGATGAAGCCCTTGCTTTTGCAAAACCAATGTTATGTGCCTTAATATCTCGGACTGAAATAACTCAAAAGCTGAATAAAGTAAAGGGTAGATATTTTGTTTATTTGCTTTTAAAGGATAATGAAGTTATTTATGTAGGTAGGTCTTTTAATCTTTCTTGTAGATTAAGTTGGCATAAATACCGAAAGGATTTTAAAGATGTTTATTTGGCTGAATATAAAACATACGCTGAATGTTGTCAAGCTGAAAAGCAAATAACAAAATATTACTCTCCAGTTGAAAATAAGCTGTGGGTTAATTATGGCATATAACGGTACTCATGTTGGCTTAGTTTACGAACTTAAAAAACAAAATTATGAATAAAGAAGAATTAATAAAAGCAACACAGATATTACAGAAGCATATACCTAATAGATACCCACTGCAAAACGCTTATATAGATGCAATGAATGAATATGCGGAATGGTATCACGAAGAAAAAAGTAAATTGAGCCAACATGATGTTAGCGGTTCGTTGCCTTCAGCGGATGAACTTGCAAAAAAGATAAGTGAAATGTCAGATGAAGATTTTGAAAAGAACTGTAAAAGGAAATGACCGCTAACTTACATATTTGCGCTATAAAGTAGCGACTTATTTAAAAATTAACTAAAAACAAATAAACATGAAAACAAACAATCAAACAAATCTTTCACTAATTTCTAAAACAGAATGGTGGGTAAAAAAATTAGATGTAAACTCAATAAGAGGAACATTCGACTGGAATCAATACATGAAATATTTAAAGGCATTAGCAAATGAAAATAAAAAAAACTGATATTCAATTTATTTTAATTGCTGTTTTCTTATTAGTTTGTTTAATTTTGTCTAAGTGATTAGTGAGCTAGTAAATAACAAAATTTATAAACAAATTACTCGGAATGTATGCCACAATCACGATTTATGCGATGACCTCCACTTTGAAGCTGTTTTAATTATTATTGAAAAGAAATTTGACTTAACAGAAATTAGAAACCTTAAGCATTTTTTTTCAGCAGTAGTTTGGAGAACGTGGCATTCAAATAAATTTAGAAAAAAGTATTTTGTAGACCATGTTAAGTTTGTAGACAATTTAAACGAGATTATAGAAGAAAAAGAAAATATTGATTATTCAGTATTGATTAACTTTCTCGAGAGTTCACCACAAAATGAAACAGAATTTTACGAAGTCAATTTACTAAGATTGTATATTTTACATGGCGATGCAAAGAAATTAAGCAATAAAACAAAGATACCATACAGAACAGTAGCAAACGATATTAAATTAATCAAAGACAAACTCAAACGACAGCACAATGAAAAAAATTCTGATCAAGGCGAACATGGGTAACCTTAACGGGTTATCCTTTCACCGATTAATCGTTCCGTTCTCAAAAGTATCCGACATGGTAGATTTTCAATGTGATGTATTTCCTGACTTAGATGCAGCGACAGATGAACAGCTTAAACAGTATGCAGCAGTTATTTATCAAAGAGAAATAGATACAAATGGAAAATCACTTGAAATAATTAAAAAGTATCATTCATTAGGTATTAAAGTAATATTCGATATTGATGACATTTGGACATTGCCTAAAAGCCATTATTTAAGTAGGCTTTATGAAATTCATAATATACCAGCTCAAACAGTTGAAATACTTAAAAATGTAGATTTAGTAATTACCACAACCAAACATTTAGCATCAAAGATTAAAAAGTACAATAAGAATGTTGAGGTAATTCCTAACTGTTTAGATCACGAAGACGAACAATGGAAACCAAACAAAACTAAAAGCGATAAAATAAGATTTGGCTACATTGCCGGAATTTTTCACAAAGAAGATATTTCAATCTTAGAAATGCCTATTCGTAAAATATTAAGGCATGATATTAATGCTCAATTTGTTTTAGGTGGTTACAATGACAACGAAGATTATCGCTATTATGAAAAAGTAATGAGCGGTGGAACTTTAACTGACAAATATCAAAGAGTATACAGCTTACTCGTTCACGATTACGGAAAGGCATATAATGAAACAGATGTATCTTTAATCCCTCTTCAATCAAATTCATTTACTGAATGCAAAAGTGAAATAAAGCTTTTAGAATCTGGTTTACATGGCAATCCTGCAATCGTTTCAGATGTACTACCTTATAACATATTTCCAAAAGAAACTGCAATCTTTTTAAATAATAGTGATATTAATGGTTGGTATAAAACAATAAGAAACCTGAGCAAAGATGAATCTATGCGCAAAGAATATGCAGAAAGTTTACAAAAATACGTTCAATCAAATTATAACATAAACAAATGGACTCAAATAAGAAAACAGATTTTACAATCGGTATTGGCGTAACTACAACACCAAATCGCAAAGAATACGTTGATAGGTGGTTAGAATACTTTGAGAAGTTTAAACCTGCTAATTACCATCTTCATATTCACGAAGATGTACACTACAAAGGAGTTGCATACTCAAAGAATCAAAACTTATATACTTTAAGAGACTGTGATTTTATTTTCTTATTTGATGATGACTGTTATCCATTTGAAAATAATTGGGCTGAATATTTTATTAATTCAGGATACAATCACTTACTATACTTAAAGCCAAAACATAATTTAAAAGCTAAAATAAACGATTTAGAGATATATCGAGATTGTGGTGGTGTATTTATATACTTAACAAAAGAAGTATTAAATAAAGTAGGTTATTTTAATTCTGAGTATGGGCAGTATGGATTTGAACACGCTGGTTATTCAAACAGAATTTACAAAGCAGGATTAACTTCAGCACCTTACCAACAATTATCGAATACTGATAAATACATTTGCGCTTTAGATTATATTATTGAACACAAATCAAGTATTCCTGAATATAAAAAAGGAAAGTTAATAGAAGAAAATAGAAAAGTATTTATAAAGGAATTGCAAAGTGAAAAAATCTTTTATAACTTTGAACAGTGAACGAACACATACTTTTTAAACTAGCAACTCGCAGCAGACCACAAAAGGCAAAAAAAGCAATTGAGAATATCATAATGTTTTGTAATTCAATGAATTATACCATTTTAGTTAGTATTGATGAAGATGACGAAAGTATGTTTGGTTTTAGTTATCCTGATGACAATGTATTCATAGTTAGAGGAACTTCAAAAAATAAAATAGATGCCATCAATCGAGACATGGATATTTTTGAAGGTTGGGACATTTTAATTAATACTTCGGATGACATGGTATTTGAAATTAAAGGATTTGACAATATAATTAGGCAAGACTTTAAAGGAAACTTTGACCAGGTTATTCATTATTCAGATGGCTATCAAAAAGGCAATTTAATGACTATGAGCATAATGGGAGTTGATTATTATAAACGCTTTAATTATATTTATCACCCTGATTATGTTTCTTTATGGTGCGACATGGAAGCTACTGAAGTAGCTAAAATGTTATCTAAATACGAATACAAAGGAGATCAAAAAGTATTATTTACTCACAGGCATCCTGCATGGGGTTTATCTGAATTTGATGCACAATACCAAAAAACAGAAGCTCAACATGTTAATCAAAAAGACTACGAAACTTACTTAAAAAGAAAAGCAAACCTATTTAATTTACCCGAACATTTAATATTAAACAAACTTTGATACTTTCTATTTTAATACCAACACTACCTGAAAGAATTGAAAAGTTTAATAAACTATTCTTTGATATAAATTTTCAATTAGAAATGCAGAATGCTTTTGGAATAGTTGAAGTATTAATTGATGAAGCACCAAAAGGAAAAAGCATTGGGCAAAAGAGAAATGAATTATTGCAGAAAGCAAGTGGTGAATACATTTGTTTTATAGATGATGATGATAAAATATCAGATGAATATTTACGTTTAGTATTAAAAGCATTAAAAAGTAAGCCTGACTGTTTATCTTTAAGAGGCGTAATTACTTTTGATGGGCATGAGCCAAAGATATTTGAACATTCAATTAAATACTCTGAATACAGAACAACTGCAAATGTTATAACTTACGAACGTTACCCTAATCACTTAAACGTAATTAAAAGTAACATTGCAAAACAATTTAGATTTCCTGAAATTAACTTTGGTGAAGATACAGACTGGGCTACTCAAATAAATAAAAGTGGACTTTTAAAAAAAGAAGTTTACATTGAAGAAATAATTTACTATTATAAATACGTTTCAAATAAATGAAATATATTAGTTACTCACTTTTTGGTTATGGTAAAAGAGAACATAATTGCTTTGATTTTAGCTCCTATCTTCGTGGGATGTGGATTAATATTCGTCTCGCTCGTTGTATTTATCCTGACTGGAGAATACACATTTGTGTTGATGAAAAAACTTTTGAGCATTTTGAAAGTTTATTTAATAGGTGGAAACAGTACAATGTAGTATTTAAGGTATTACCTACTGAACCATTATGCAAGGCAATGTTATGGCGATTATTACCTATTTTTGAGCAAAGAGTTGAAAGAATTATTTGCAGAGATACAGATAGCCCATTAACATATCGTGAAGCGCAAATGGTAAAAGAATGGGAAAACTCACCTAAGGTACTTCATGCAATTACAGATTCAGTTTCTCATAACATACCTTTAATGGGTGGGATGATAGGATTAACTAAACACCTTAAAGATAAGTTTCCAAATTTTGAAAGTATTTTAGATTATAGAGATTACAATATTAAAGGAACAGACCAGGAGACATTGAATGCTAAATTATATCCTATTTATGCTGCTCATGGAACTGAAAGCATATTACAACACTATATTTTAGGAATGCCAAACACATTTTTAAGTGGTTACAGAAATTCATTTAATGATGAACCATTAGAAAATGTAAATGAGGTTTACAGACAAACAAACGATACTTGCGGACATATTGGAGCTGCTGGTTGGTATGAAGCACCAACAGTTAAATTTTTAAATGGTTATGACGCATATAAAGATGAATATAAAGAACTAGAATCAGATTATAAACATATATTTTTTTGGGCAAATGAATAAATTAATATCACATCATTTAGGAATGGGAGACCACATTGTGCATTGTGGATTAGTAAGGCATATTTATAAAAGAGATGTAAGAAAATACGATTCTATTTTTATTTTATGTTATAGACATAATGCAGAAAATGTAAAAAGAATGTATGAAGGTTTAAATAAAATAGAACTTTTAATAATTGATAATGAAAATGAAATAGGAACTGCAATAGATAATTTTGTAGGAGACAAAGAAGACTTTCATTTAGATCAGCAAGGTTATGAACTTTACAATCAAATAGGAGACGATGCTTTTTTTGAGAATAAAAAATATGATAAAAAGTTAAGAAAAGAATTTCAGGTTAAAAGGGATTTAAAAAAAGAACTTGAACATTTTAATAATTATGCTTTAAGTCATGCAGAATATATTTTTGTTCATGATGATTTGCAAAGAGGGTATGAAATAAATAATTTACCTAACTTACCAATTGTAAGAATACCAAAAGAAGTACCTTTATTTGAATCCTTAACAATAATGGAAAGAGCGAAAGAATGCCATGTAATTAGTTCAGCATTTGTTTGTTTACTTCAATCAATGCCATCTTTAAACTCAAACGTAACAGTACATACATCTGTAAGAAACAGCTATTTAGAATCATATTTTAAAAACGATGGATTAAAAACAATATAATGGAAACACCAGGTAGTTTAATAGACAAACTTATTACAGTTGATTTAAAGATGTGGAATAATCAAGAAGCTCTTTATGAAATAAGGCGAATGACTTTTAAAGAATTTAATTTAAAATATAATGGAAACGAAGAGCTTTATTCTATTTTAAAAAAAGCCTGTGACTTAAATGTTCAACGTAATTCATTAATTTATGAATTGGATAAATTATTTGAAAATCTAACAGGAAAAGAAATGGCATTTAATCCTCATAAAACTTATTAATGGAAATTCAATTGTTAAATATGTATTTAGAAAGTGGATTGACACCTCAGGAATTTTATAATTTAATTAAAAAATTAAATGAACAATTATTTTATCAAAATATTAATCAATGATTCAACTACTAGCAACTACATACATAATAGCAAAGTTTATTCCTAAACCTATTTGGTTACATCGTAAACCATTTACTTGTCCGCTTTGCTTAACTTATTGGAGTTTCTTAATTTATCAAATAATTAACTTTACTACTTATTTTGATTTATTGACTATTCCTTTTACCTTTGCATTAATAGCTTCACTCTTTGAACGAATTAACGATAGGTACTTATGACAGAAGAAATAAAACAATCTTTGTTAAATTGGGAGTCAATGGGTAAAAACTATTCACCTACATTTAACTGGACTGAATTAAACGAAATAGCAATCAAGTCAGGAAACAAACCTTTTAACTTAGGGTGTTCAGAATGTAGAAGACAATTACTTGAATTTTTACTAGCAACAATCAAAGATGGAACAAGTAAATAATCCTAATCACTACGGAGGTAAACAAAACACCTACGAAGCTATAAAAGTAATTGAAGCATGGGATTTAAACTTTCATTTAGGCAATGTAGTAAAGTATATTAGCAGAGCAGGTAAGAAAGACAAAACAAAATTAAAAGAAGACCTCGAAAAGGCTAAATGGTATTTAGATAGATTTATTGGTACTTTATAAGTAAAAAATAAAGAAAATGACGAATAATGACATATTAAAAAAGAAAATGATTGAAGCGTTGGAAAAGTCATTAAATATAGTTACATCAGCTTGTAAGGAAGTTGGAATAAGTAGAGAGACACATTATCGTTGGTTAAAAGAAGATAAAAAATACAAACAAGCTGTAAAAGAGATTGACAATGTAGCTTTGGACTTTGCAGAATCAGCTTTGCACCAACAAATAAAAAAAGGCAATCCACTTTCTACTATGTTCTATTTAAAATGCAAAGCAAAGAAAAGAGGCTACATAGAGCAGCAGGATGTGAAGATAACAGGAAATATGAAATTTAAAGCAGACTTTGGCGAAAGCAATCCTATACAATCCGCATCAGAATCAGAGGAAAATTCATAATGCAATAAACAACGGAACTGAAAAATACTATGTTATTAATATAGGCAGGCAGTTCGGTAAAACTTTATTGGCATTGAATCAAATGTTATTTTGGGCTTTAAATAATAAAGGCTGTAAAATAGCATGGGTAAGTCCTGTTTACAAACAATCAAAGAAAGTATTTGAAGAAACGTTTAAGGCATTTGCAAAACGAATGGAGATATACCGAAAGGTTAATCAGTCTGAATTAATAATAGAATATATCACAGGCTCAACAATTCAATTCTTTAGCGCAGAACGATACGATAATATTCGAGGTTTCACATTCGATTACTTAGTTTGTGATGAGTTTGCTTTCATGGATGAAAAGGCATGGACTGAAGTTTTAAGAGCAACTGTACTTGTAAAAGGTAAAAAGGTTCTTTTGATTTCAACTCCAAAAGGTAAGAACCATTTTTACAAGATGCACCAATTGGATGGCACTAATGAGCAGTACAAGTCTTTCACAATGACTTCGTACGATAACCCAATGATTAACCCATCCGAGATAGACGATGCAAAGTTAACCTTACCGGAAATGATATTCAGGCAGGAATACTTAGCCGAGTTTATAGATGGTTCTGCAATGTTATTTAATAATAGACAATTAACAGATAACAAATCTTACGGCAAAGCATTTGCAGGAATTGATTTAGGAAGAGCAGACGATTATTCGGTACTATCTATATTCAACGAGAAAGGCGAACAATTCTACATTGAACGTTGGAGACATAGCGATTGGGCAACAATAGTAAAGAATATTGCAAATGGATTAAGGACCAATAATGTCCAAACAGCATTGGTTGAAGTAAACTCTATTGGAGATGTAATCTTTGAAATGTTACAAAAGGAATGTTCAAGTTATTGCACTATTGAACCATTTGTAACTACTAATCAAAGCAAAAAAGAAATAGTTGAAAGTTTGATAGTGGCCAATCAAAACAAAGAAGTTAAATTCTTAAATGTTGACTGGCTAGACAAAGAACTTGAAATGTTTACCTACGAATACAATCCAAAAAGTAGAGTAATTAAATATTCAGCAACAAGTGGATTTCACGATGACGGAGTTATGGCATCATGTTTAAGTTTCCATGCTTACTCTAAATACAAAACAGGCAGAT